AATAAAAAATAGAAATTATTATAAAAATAGAAGCAATAAAAAAAGATAATATTATTATAAATAAATAATTTATTATAATATTATAATATAGTATGCCTATTCATTATCTTGTAATTGGAGGATGTGTTTGTTTTGTTATTTTAATTGCTATTAACGGTGCATTAATAGGTGTTATTACTGATGGTTATGGTTGTAATGAATATTAATAATAAATATTATTTTATTATTAATTTTTATCAATTCTCATTGTAAATAAAAATATTATTATAAATACTGCAACACCACCAAATACAATATACGTAAAATTCCATAAATTTACTGTTATTTCCATATCTCCAAAATTTATTAAATCATTTAAAAATGTATATTTTGAAAATATAGAATCATTTTGTTTAATAACTAAATTTCCATTATCACTTAAACATCTAAATTGTAATGTATCTGGATATGGATCGATTGTTAAACATGGATAGATTGTTTTTTCATTTATTTGTGATAATCCATATTTACTTAATGATAAACCCTGATTATCTAATGCTTTTTCTATTTTTAATACATCTTTATCTAATATTCCATTATTATACGCAAAAGTTGTGTATAAATATATTAATTGTGCTATAAATTTTGGCGTATATGATTTATCAAAATATAAAAAACTGTTATCTGCATCGGCATATATATAATTTTTTAAATTAATATTTTTATTACTTACTCTATAAAACTGGAAATCTACTAATAATTTTGATCCTTGGGTTACTGAATCAATAATTGTAATCTGCCAATATCCATTATCTAATTTTTGTGCTGATATTACTTTATTTGAAGCCATATATTAATTAATTAGAAATTAATTTTACTTTTTTGCTTATCATCAAATAATAAAAAAATTAATGATACTCCAATAATAATCAACATTCCATTCAAAAATGTTAATCCATACATGTAATATACATTATACTCTTTAATATCCATATTATTACTATTACAACTTAATGTTGATCCTCCTATATTTATTGAATTCGTTATTGGAGATGCATTTATAGAATCAGATGTTGATCCTGATGAACCTAAATGTGGTAAATTACCAGATGATAATCCAGGGGTTCCAAATGATAATCCAGGTGTTCCAGATATTATAGGAGGTATTGTTATATTATTTACTTGATTACATGTATATTTTAAATATGATTGATATATTGGATTTGATTGTAATAAATTTATTTGTTTAGTTCTTGTATCTAAATTTTGTTCATATGCAAAATTTATACATAATGTTTTTTGTATTTCAGATAATGTTTCTGATTGTATCTCGTTTTTAATTTGATTATATGTTTTATCATTAATTTTAGCAACGGAAGAACCTAAATATATATCACTTAATACAGTATTTGTTACAGATAGATTATTTATACTATAATATAAATATTTAATATTTAAATTTAAGTCATCACCATCTAAATAAATATATTTATTATCAGATGATATATAAAATAGTCCATTATTTGTATTATCAGATACTAAATTTGTTGAATTAAATATTCTAAATCCACTTGCAATAACAGAATTAGATAAAGAAATATCATATAAACCTGTTACTGAATTATATTTTATTAAATCATATTTAGATGTTGCAAAAAATTCTTTGGTTTTACTCATAAAGTAATATTATAATTATTTTATAAATTTATTCTGTTTTATTTAAATATACCTGTTCTATAGTGTTTTTCATAATAAAACGTAACACTTTTACATTTTTTGTTTGTCCTAGTCTTACCGCTCGTCCAATCGCTTGTTTCTCTACATCTTTTCTATGTTTATAATCATTTATTAAATGTGTATCTAATAATATTACACACGACGCTTCTATTAAATTTGTTCCTGAATTTGCCCTGTCCGCTGATAATAATATTACTTTTTCACTACCGGATTTAAATTTCTTTAATTGTTTACTTACCACATATGCATTACCTTTTAAATTTACATATTCTATTTTATTATCTATTAAAATATCATTGATTAAATCTAATGTCTGTTTTTCTGTTGCAAAAATAATAACTTTACCATCATACTCTTTAATATATTTCATCATAGCATCTATTTTAGTTCCTCCATTTACTATATTTATATTCTCCTCTTCTTTCGTTTCTAATTTCTTTTTCATATCGTCACCTGTTATTAAATTTAAATTTTTATCCACAATTGCATTTACTTCTGATCGTGTTAATGGATTTCTACACATTGGACATTTTATATTCTGAGTATTCTTAAACATTTCATTGACACAATTTCCACAATACATATGATTACATGTTGTTATCATAACAGAATCTAAATTACCAAAACAAATCATACATGGTTCATTTAAGTTTTCTTCTATCATTGTATCAAAGTTTGCAATCATTTTTTCTTTTGATTCAATTAATTTTAATTCTTTTTCTAATGTAATCATTTGTTTTTCATTACTCTCTAATTTTTTGGTAATTCTATCTATTGTATCCTGTATTATATTTAGATCTTTAGTATATAATACTTCGGTACTATATTCTTCTATAATTATACAATAATTAATTCTAATATGTTCAGGTACTGTATTTCTATCTGTGTAAAACCATTCCATTAATTCTTTAATGTATCCATTCGTTTTTTTCTGTAATTCTATTTTTTCAGTATGTTCTTTCTTTTTATTATTGTGTTGTGTTAACATTCTGTTTTTTAAATCACTAACGGTAGAAAATCCATTAATAGATGTATCATGATTTGATATTTTATAATTTGTACATAATGCAATCATTCGTTTATTATCACCTGTTGCATTATTATATAATAATTTTTCGATATTTGACATTTCTAATTCTATTATATTTTCTTGATAGTCTGGAATATGAATTTCATCATTTACTTTAACTATTTCATTATATCTATAATAATTATTCATAAAATTCCATATATCTTTTACATTTGTACTAACAGTATATCGGTTACTCATATATATAGAATCATTTACCCAACAATTTCCATTTGATAAAAATGATAATATCTTTATACATTCTAAATTCATTGATGGAGTTGCAGATATTCCCCATTTATATAATCCTATTATTTTATTCATCATTATATTGTTTCTTTTAGAATTTGCATCTAAGGGAAATATTTCATGTACTTCATCTATAATTACTCGCTTCCATAATATATCACATAAATCATATTGTTCAGGATGCAATAATCTTTTTTCGTTTTGTAAAAATGTAATTGGAATTATAATTATATCATAATTATTAATATTCTCTAATTTTAATTTATAATAATCTCGAACAGAATTAATTACATAATTTTTAATACCTGGTAAATATTTCTTCATTTCACTGTCCCATTGTTGTAATAATCTTACTGGAACTACCAATAAATTACATCTTGTTTTTAATTTATAATTATTATGTAATAATTTATATTGATTATCAATTACATTTAATATATTATCTTTAATTAATATATCATCAAATTCTGTTTCTATTATTTTTTTCTTATACTCTAATATCATTTTTCCTCTTTCTGTTATTATTGTATTTATATTTGTATTATCATCTGATATATGTACTGTTAATGTCAATGTCTTTCCTAATCCAGTATTATCACATAATAATCCTCCCTGAATTTGACAAAAATATTTAATTACTTTAAATGCATCTGGATTAACAATTGATTTACCATGCATATATAAAATATTTTTATTTAGAATATAATACCAGTCTACTTTTGTTTTATTATCAAATCCATGAATTTTTAGAAAACAATCTTCGGTATTTATTATTTTTTCTATGTTTTTACACCAATTTATGTTTTCTAATTGATAATTAAATGGTTTTATCTTATACTCTTTTGTTAAATTATATTGATCATATTTTTCATTTGTAATATTTTTAATATTTAATTCAAAACTATTTCTGTTCGATACTAATACAAATAGTATCGTGTCTTTTACATATATGTTATTTATATCAACTGAACTACTTGTTAATTCATTATATAAATCATCCATTGAATTTTTATTTAAATATAATTGTACTTGAATAATATATCTGTTCTGAATATATTGATACTTTTTTATCGTAACATATTTTGTTAAATATTTATTATCTTTACTAATAAATTGTAATCGTGGTGATGAAAATAATGTATATGATACATTTCCTGTTGATAGTTTTACTGTAATTCCTCCCGTATTATCAAATTTTTTTAATATCATAGTTCCTTCATTTATCGTAAATTTATATCCTACATTCTCTTGTATATTTAAATCTTGATTTAATGTTATTGGTAATTCAAAATAACCAATGTAAACCATGTCATTATGTGATATATTGGTATTTGATTCATTACTGTTTTGATCAGAACTATTAGGTTTTGTTTCTAAAAACATTTTCTTATATTAAATTTATGTATAAATTGCTCTTTATATTTCTTACAATAATATTTCTTGACTTAATTTATCTCAATTTTTCAAAAAATGTATATGAATCTGCAATGAATATTAATTATTCAAATATTAAATTAATTCCGGCAATTATATCATGGGGTTGTCTAATTTTTTCTTATTATTATACTGTTCAAGAACCGGTTGAAAATATTTATATGAAAACAATAATATTTACTCTTGGTATTTATGGTGTGTATAACGCTACTAATCTTGCAATTTTACAAAATTATACTACAGAAATTGCAATAAGAGATACAATATGGGGTACCAGTTTATTTCTATTTGTAACATTTATTTTTAATTTTGTATAATATATGAATCTGCCAAAAATTGGTGATATACTTGCAATTCCATTCTTTTTTTTATTATGTATTTATTTTTATAAAAAAAATATTTTAACATTTGAAGAAAAAATATTATATCTATTTTCAATAGGTGGATTATGTGCTGATATGTTTTTTGTATTAATACTTGATTATTAAATTAAATATTACCATTCAAGTATAATTCTACGATTTTTATCAAATTCATTCGTAATTGT